GCGGACACGATCCAACCGCCGCCACTGCCCGCCATAAATGGCGTGGCGGGCAGTGGCTCCCTTCTACCCCGGGAGCCATGGAAATGCATAAGACAAGGGTGGCAATCACCACCGAGCCCGGCTTGGTCAGCGTCACGGCACCGATTTCCGCAAGCCAGTCGAGCTCGCCATGCACCCATTCGCGGGGCCGGTCGATGCCGCCATAGGCAAGGATCGCCGTGCTCAGATGACCTGAGTGCAGCCGTTCATCAACCTGTTTGCCCAGCTCCTTGAGGATGATCAGCCGGGCGTCTTCCCGGATGCGCTGCGCCATATCCATGTTATTTCCGCCCCTGCTCGATAAGAACTTCCTGCATGCGCTCGGCGATCGCCGCGACGGGCTTGAGCCTCTCGTCAAGCCGGTCGATGTGGCCCTCCATCCGCGCCAGCGACAGCTCCAGCCGGTGCATCATGCCCTGATCGGGCATCTGGCCGAGCTTGTCGCCAAGCCGCGCCACCTCGCGCCCCTGCGCCTCGATGAGATGCTCCAGCTCGCCAATGCGCCGCCCATTCTGTTTCGCGCCCGAATTGACCAGGTTCCAGACCGTGGTGGCGAACGACAGCAGCGTCGACAGTGCGATGACCCAGACGATCATCGGCGCGATATTCAGTTCTGCTCCCGTCATTTACTTTCCGACTTTCCCAATGCGCGCAATACGGTATGGCCGCCCATGTAGAGCGACAGGAACAGCGCGGTCAGCGCCAGCAGATCGGTGGTCGCAAGCGGCGGCAGGGCGATCCTGAGCGCGGCATTCGCGACATGCAGGATCACCAGGTTCCACAGCCACAAGAAGCCCAGCAGATACATCCATCCCGGCCGCCAGGCCCGCATCCACACCGGATCGTCCTGCTCGGCGGCAAGCGCGGCCAGTTGCAGTTGCAGGTCACGGTCATAAGCCGCGATCATCTCGGGGGCGGCACGCTCGACCTCGCGCATCGCGTCGATCACCCGGCCCGGCGTGGACTCGGCATAGGCGTCGATCTCGGCGGGCGTGGTGCCCGCGCGCGCCGCGATGGTCTGGATGACCTGCGCGGCCAACCGGCCGCCCCCATCACCGATCCGCTTCGACAGCAGCTTTTCCACGATCGGCAAGCCCGCTTGCAGGGCGATGGCTCCAAGGACGCTCATCGCTCAGCCCTCCACGCCAGGGGCGGCGGGGCTGCCGGGTTGCCATTCGGTTCCCACCGCCGCGATGCAGGCCGTGCCGCCCGCCCCGATGACCACTATTGTCCACGTGCTGCCATCCGGGTTCGTTGCCAACACGACTTTCTGCCCCTGGACGGACAGGCCGCTGAACAGGGGGGTCTCGCCGTAGGTGTCGGCGAGAACCTGTGCCATCGCCGCATAGTCGCCGCAATTCGCGGTCGCCGCCAGGGCAGGCGGGGCAAAGACGGCGAGGCCCGGCAGGACCGTGGCGCTGGTCAGGATGGTCAGGATCAAGGCTTTCATCAGAAGCTCCTAAGCAACGCCGCCAGACGCGGCAGAGGGTGGTTGATCGAGGCCGCGATGACATCGCGGTAGCGAAACGCGAGGGTGACACCCCAAAGGCCAAGCCCCAGCAACGACGCATCGCCTGCCCAGGGCAGATCGGTGATCTGATCGGCAATACCGGTGGTGGCGGCGGGCACGGCGGCCGCGGTGGCCAGGGCGGGGGCCACGGCCTTGGTGCGGGCATCCAGCGCGCGCTGCAGCGCGCTGAGGGTGGCGCGGCCAATGATGCCATCGACGGTCAGGCCGTTGTCGCGCTGGAAAGCCTTTGCCACCGTCAGCAACACCGCATCCGCCTCGCCGCCGGGGTCGTAGCCGAGCTTGCGCAAGCCGTCGCGCACCGCGGTGATTTCCGCGCCGCTCAGGGCCAGGCCCCATCGGGCATAGCTGCCGCTGATCGGGGCAGGCAGCGCTGCGCCGCGATAGATGCCGCCGAGCAGCATCGTCGCCTCGCGCTCCCGCCGCGCCACAAGGCCCGGCAACACCCGGCCACCGCCCTTGTTCCACAGTGCCATGCGGGCGCGGATCGCCGCCGGCGGGGATTTCTTGCGCCATTCCGACACCCACGAGGCGCGGGCAATCGCGCCGGTATTGAAATGGAATGACACCCCGGCGTCAAACTCGCTTTGCCGTGCATCCGGCATCTCGCGCCGCACCGCCGGTTCGTATTTCGCCGTCAACGCCTCTTGCAGCAGGGCGGTGGCCTCAGCTTTGGTGATCACCATCCCGGCCTGTGGCCTGACCACACCGGATGCCGCCGTCAGGCCCGCGCCGATGGTCCACACCCCCACCACATCGCGGTAGGCGCGCAACACCACGCCCTCTTCAAGCTCAAGCGCGGCAGTGCCTTTGGCGCTGGTCTGCATGATTTTCCCCGCAATGGTGCCGGGTCAGCCCCGGCCATTCCCCAAGGAATGCCACAGGAACGCCCATCAGTGCCGGGGGATGCAGTATCGGGGGTGGCGTCAGTCGCGCGTCAGCCGGTCGAACAGCGGCAGCGGCATCTGCCGCCCCGCGCGCTGCTCGGCGCGCAACTCGGCGCGCAACTTGCGCACCCACATGCTGGTGACGCCGTGTTCGCTGGCAATAGCATTCGCCGATCTTTGCGGTTCGGTCAATCCCGCCTCGATCACCGCCGCCCGCAAGGCCGAGGCCATGTCGCGCGCCACCTGGCCGCGGTGCGACGGGATATCCAGCTCCGACCCCGCGAACCGCGCTGCCAGCCAGATCGCCACCGCCGCCCCCACCTCGCTGGCCAGCCGCGACCTTTCGGCATGGGCCGGCATCGGGATGGCGCGGCGCTGGCCGCCGCAGTTGGCCAGCAGCCGCAGCCGGGCCGCCAGCCCCAGATCGCGCTCAAGCTCGTCGATCCAGGCGTCGCTCATGCCGCCCCCCGGTTCCGGAGGGCGGCAGAGCCGTCATTCGGCCGGCGGCGTGACGCCGCGCGGCACATAGTCCTGCAACTGGTCCGCCGCGCGCTCGATCCGCCGCGTGACCATGTCCAGCAGCTCGCCCAGCTCGGCCGGGCCGACCTGATCGAAGCCGCCGCCGCCCTGGCGCACGTCGCCGACCAGATCGCGCAACCCCGCCAGCGCCAGCGCCCCGCCATGCAGCCCGTCGCGCGGGTCTTCGGGGGGGTGGTTACACATCGCTCTGGCCCTCGACGATCGTGATGCCGCTGTCGCGCAACGCCGCCTTGTAGGCCGCAAAGCGCATGTCCGGCCCCGCCTGCCCCTGCCGCTCCAGCCGCCGCCGGTGTTTCAGATAGCTGCGATAGATGCGACGGGCGGCGGGCGTATCGACCAACCGCGCCAGTTCGATGCAGGCGTCGGTGTTCATTGCCATCCCGCCCTCGCCGAGGCCGGGAAAGAACTGCACCTTCGGCTCCAGATCCGGGTCGTGCAGCGCATAGAGCTTGCCCATGGCTCAGGCCTCCCCGAACAGCGACGGCTGTTCCAGAAGGCGCTGTTGCGCGGGCGTCAGCGGCACAAGGCCGATCCGGCGGCTGTTGTGCATCTGGCCGCGCGTCCAGTAAAGCGACCGTCTGACCATGGGTGCCACCTTTGTCGCGGGCAGCCCGATCCGCAGCAGTTGCGTAGCCTGAAACGCGGCCCGATCGTCCAGAACCGCCTCCCGCGCGCTGCGGCAGGCGTCCGGGGCCATCTGCGACAGTGCAAAGGGCGGCAGCGGAAGGCGCCGCATGTCCTCCGCCTCGGCCAGTCCGGGCAAGCCAAACATCTGCGCCAGTTGCCGATCCAGCGCATCGAGCAGCGCGTCCTGCATTGCAATCAATCGCGGGCGCTTCTGTTCGGGCACATTCTTCGCCTCGATGCCCAGCAGCCAGGCCCCGGCATGACCCATTTTCATGATCAACATCTGCCGCTTCTGGTCGATAGCTGGGACCGCCCTCAGGGCGGTTCCAGCTTTCAGGTTCGAGCCGTTGATTTTGCGCTGTTGCCGCGCCCAGCTCAGCTCCAGATGATCGCTGATCTGGCGCGGTGCCAGCCACCAGTGGCCCCCGGCACGGAAGGCGTGACCGTGCCAGTCGTAGAAAGTTACGGGATAGACCTGCATTTGTTTCTCCTACGGTTACGGATGCCGAAACGGCTCCGGGTGTTAGAAAGACTGCCGTAGGACAATCCGCATGTGCCTTTGGGCCGAAGCCTTGGACATTGCACATGCCACCCGGATGAAGCTGATCTCTGCTGAGAAGCTCTGTCGGGGCGTAACCGCCTACGGTGGTCTTGCTCGGGGCGCTTTCTAAGACGCTTCCGAACGACCCCAACATGCAGCGGTTCGCCTCAAATGTCAAATGCTGGCAACAATGCCCCATATCCCGGTCCGCGGGCCGGGGAGCGCATGCCAGTGCAGTGCTCGACCCGGCCCGGGAAAGGGGATTATTCACGCTGTGAAAGAGCATGTGCCGGGCAGCCCACCCGCCCGGCCGGACCTCCATCTTCAACCCCGGCGCCGCCGCGCTGGCAAGCCCCTGAATTGCGGCCCGTGTCATTTGCTGGACTGAACCAGCCCGTTTCGTGTAGGATTGCGGCACCGGGTGATGCGTCAACACCCCCCGGCGCCTGTCGCCCCCTTCCGTCTGAACCGAAAGGAAACGCATCTGATGAATGAAAAAGCCGACCGTCTGCGGGCCCAGAGGGAGGCGGACATGGAAAAGGGAGCCGCCGACATGTGGCGCACCACCGTTGCCGATACCGTCCTTGCGCTGCTGCGCACCGACGAACCCGTAACCCGCGACCGGCTCCGCCAGGAGATCGAGGCGCAGATTACCGCCTCCGACAACCGCTTCGACAAGGCTCGCATGCTCGGGGCGCTGAACGTCCTGAATGGGCGCAACCCGCGCGATTAGCGATCTGGCCCGCGGCGCGCTCATTCGGCACGCTCCCGCCCCGGCCCGCCGGTGAGCACAATTCCCGCCCGCGCGCACATCGCTTTCAGCGCCTCGATCACGCTGGCGATCTGTTTCCAGTCGCGCAGCCCGTCGACATCGAACGGCACCGCCCCCCAGGCCTTCTCGAACCGCGCCCGGATGAAGGCATTGAGGCCCGCCGCCCCCGGCAGATCGACCGCACCGGCCAGCACCAGCTGGCGCCACAGCACATGGCAATAGCGGATGTCACCGCGCGTGGCGGGGCAGCGATGGCTGCGCCCGGTCTTGCCCGACGACGGCTTGAAGCCGCGCGCCTTCAGCGCCTCCAGCACCGCCACCTGCTCGGCGGCACTCATTTGCGTGAGGCTTGCCTTGCCGGTCACCAGCAGTTGCAGATCGCGCCGGCTGTCATCATTGAGCCCCAGATCGCGGCAGGCGACGTGGATGGTCTTGAGAACGGTATTTCTGGTCATCATCCACGCCCTTTCCGGATTTCCCGCGCCCGGTGTTCCAGCTTGCAAACCGCCAGGATCACCGGCTTGACCTCGGCCGGGGCGGCGTCATAGCCGCGCCCGAACCGGCCGTTGAGCCGTGGCAGCAGCGCCAGCGGGATCGCCTCCCAGTTCGCCGGATCGCAGTTGGTCTTGTCGCCGTCCAGGCATTTCAGCACCATGCCTTCGGGCAGCGGCCCGTGCGCCGCTTCCCACAGGTGGCGGTGCTTGGCCACATAGCTGCGCTCATAGCCGGTGTGCGGGTTGGTCTCGGCCACGCTGATCTCGACATAGCCATCCGTGGTGACCCGCTCGTGCCCCAGATATCTGGTGTTGTGCGGCAGATGGCCCTTCCTGAACCAGTTGGCAGCGGTGTTCGGGTTGAACGGCATCTTCTTGCCCTTGTTGGCGGGCACATGACCTTTACGAAAGATGCCGTTCGACCCTGCCCAGCCCTTGCGCTTGCACAGGCCGCAGATATTGTCCTGCGACACATCGGTGCGGCCAAACCGGAAACAGAACCCGGCATGCAGGACTGCGCGCGAGCGGTCGTGATAGTGGGCCTCGATCCACGCCAGTTCCTCGGGCAGGTAGCGGATCCGGCTGCCTTTCATTCCCCGCCCTTTCCGATCAGCGGCAGCATCGGCAGCACCTTTTCGCCATGCTCGGCGTAAAGCCTGGCCGCCATCAGCCGCAGCTTGCTGCTCTCGGTAATCTGGTCGGCCAGATCGACAATCGCGGCAGACCGCTTCACCTCGGCATCAAGCTGCTCGGGCGTCAGTCCGTCTTCGCGCAGCCGTTCAAGCTGCGCAAACAGGTGGTCATTGAGGTCGGCGAGCTTGTTTTTCATCGCCTTATGCCTTCGCCAGATCGATGGTGATGGCTTCCCACGGCCCGTCGAACGCGGCGCGCCGGTAGCAGCGCACATAGGTCTTGGAGCCGACGATCTTCATCGCATCCCGGATCGCCGCCATGCCACGCAGCCAGCGCGGGTCGGTGATGTCCAACCTGAGCAGCATGAAGATCGCGGCGCGGTTGATCTGGCCTTCCTTGTCGGTGTTGAAGGCGCGGGTGACGATCGCCTTGATCTCGTCGCGTGCCGAGGCCGCCCATTCGTTCAGGCACTCGTCCACCAGCCCCTTGGCGATCTGCAACTCGGGACCGAAGGCAATGGCGTCCGCCACCTGCACCGTCACCTTGTAAAGCCCGTCATAGCTCATCAGGGTCTTGTTGCCCCTGGGCCCGCCGATCCGGGCCTCGTATTCCTGCGCCAGCAGCGCCTCGAAGCCCGAAATGTCATCGAACGTGTGCGCCTTGAACCGCGCCACCTGATCCGACAGCGGCACCGCAAAGCCGATGATCCGGCGCACCACCTCGTCCTGCAGCTGGTCCTGCGCCCTGATCAGCGTCAGCGGCACCAGCTTGCCCTGGCCGTCCCGCATATGGGGGCGGCCATCGACCAGCACCCTTCCGTCCGGGATCGTGGTTTCAGTGACAGGGCCAGTCATTTCATAGCTCATTTCAACACCTCCTTTTCAGTCTCTACAATCAGCAGTTCCGGCGCATCCGCGCCGGGCGGCGTGGCCACCAGCCCCAGCACCACCAGGGCGCAGGCCATCGCCTCACTCTCGTCCATCGACAGCAGGGTCACGCCGCGCCGCCCCCACAGATCGACCTTGCCAAGCCCGCGCGAGGCGAGGGTCAGCATTTCTCTTTGGGTCAGGCGCGTCATTAGCCCTCCTCCCTCGCGTTGCGCGGGCAGGCGGCGCAGGCGCGAAACATCAGCACCCGGAGCGGGTTGCCCGTAGCAAAGCTGCGCGCCTTGGCGCGCCAGTCCTGGCACTCATGCGCGGGCAGCGTGCCGAGCGCCGGGCAATCGACCCGCGCCAGTTGAAAGACACTTCTGAACCGCTCTTCAATGGCGCTTGAATTCGCCGGATACTTGGCGTGCAGCACCTGACTGATCAGCCCTGCCGAGCGCTCCATGCGCGCAGCCACCCGGTTCTGGCTGGTAGCACCACATTCGACCGCCAGCGCCTCGACCCAGTCCGGCAAGTCCTCGCCCCAGGCGGCGCGCGCAATCTCGAGCGGGCTGCTCATGGCACGCCCCCGGTCAGCAGCACCAACTCGCCGATATTGTCATCCCAGACCGCGCGCACGCGCCGTTCGCGCGGCGGACGCGGGCCGGTGTTGCGGATCAGCCGGTAGATCGCCTCGCGCCGCCCGGGCACCGCCGTGCGTTCGACCTTGATGTAGCCCGCCTTCAGCAGTGCCTGGCAATAGCCCTGCGCCGCTTCCAGCTTGACCGGCACCGAGGCGGTCGAGGAATGCGCGGCAAGATCGGTGGGCGTGAAACTGCGCAAGCCCCGCATCGCGGTCCAGAGATTGAGCGGCACCGAGCCACCGGTGCCCGCCTCGCGCGTGCGCTGGAACTCGGCCACGACGCGATAAAGGTTACGCCGCCCGACACCGCGCTGCACGTTGATGCAGGCGCCGTCCTGTTCCCAGGCGCGCACGATCGCGCTCGCCCGCAACAAGCTGACGTGCAGCTCGGCGCTGATCTCGGCGTAGCCGAAGCTGCCAAGCCGCAGCGCCACCGCCCAGGCTGCATCCGCGATGGCCGCGCGGGTTTGCGGGGTTTGGAACATCACGCGACCCTCCGCTTGGCGTCGGCCTTGCGACGGTAATCTTCGGCCATTTCGTCGCGCCGCGCGGCGGGTGCCTCGCCGGTGAAGAAGGACCCCTTCCAGTCCGCCGCCGACATGGCCCTGAGTCCGCGCACCCGGGCATGTTCGTTGATCAGCGCAAGGTTGATTGCCACCCGCCGGATCGAGCGCCGCGAGGCCTTCAGCACGAGATCGCGCAGGTCGGGGGCGATTTCGATGCCGGGCGCGTAGATCGGCACCATGTGTCCGACGTCGCCAAGGCTCGCTGGCTCGGCTGCCACCCAGTCGAGCATGCGGCCATGCACCCGCTCCCAGCGTTGCAACTTCTGCGGCAACAACTCTTCGCCGATCAGGATCACCGGCACACCCGAGGCCTCGTAGAGCCCGCGCACCACCTCGATCATCTTGTCGCTGACCAGATGGTCGGCCTCATCCAGCAGCAGCGGCCGGCCCGAGCGCGCCAGTTGCTCGGCTGCCTGGTTGAACAGGTCCGGTGCGGTGCTGCGGCCCGGACGCATCCCAAGCTCGATTACAATCTCCTGCAACAGCGTCTTGGTGCGCCAGAGCGCCTGGATCTGGATGTGACAGGCCCGAAAGCGGTTGGTGGCATAAACCGCCGCAGTGGTCTTGCCGTAGCCCGAAGGGCCGTAAAAGGTGGCCATACCCGGCAGCCCGTGCGCGCGGGTCTGCACCCGGTCGATCAGGGTCAGAAGCGCAGCCACATTCCGCAAGGGCGCCACGCTGTTGTAAAGCCTCGGTTCGTCCGTCATCTTGTCCCTCTTCACCGCTCGTGTTTTCCGCCGTCTCGTGTTTTCCGTCGTGGGGCCTCATCCGCCCCCGGCGGTTTTCTCACCCAAAGATCGTGTCGCCCTGTTCGTCCCAGAGCATCCGCTCGGCCCGGTATTCGGGCTGGGTCTGGTAGACGCTGAGCCAGCGCTGCTGCTCGGCGGTCAGTGTTCCACCCGCTGCCTGCGCGCGCTCGAGCTGCAGCGCGCGGCGGAACCGCTCGCGCGGCTCTTCCTCGGCCACCGGTGCCGGGGCGCTGCGGCGGCTTGCCAGATCGGCAACGATCGCCGCCTGGGCGCGGTCCAGATCCGGCGCAGGCACCTGGCGTCCGGCGCGCGGCGCGGGTATGGCAAAGACCGGCCGCACCACCTTGGCTTCCGGCTTCGGCAGATCGGGCGGGGTCAGTGCTGCCAGGCCCTCGCCGATCTCGGCGGCCTTGTATTTCCGGTGGGCGGCAAGTGCTGCCTTCTCGGCCGCCATCCAGGCATTGCGGTGGCGCGCATGCGTGCGCGCCTCGGCCATGTCGAAGAACCCGGCTTTCACCAGACACGGCGCGTGGCCGAGATAGGCGTTGTCCTGGCTGTAGATGTGCAGGCCATCGAAGAAACCTGCCGGATCGAAGCGGATGATGACCCGCTGACCGGCAATCTCGTGCATCCAGTCGGCCCAGAACTCGCTGCCCTGAAAACGGATGCGGCCGCTTTTGCTCTCGGCGCGAAGCCCTTCGGCGCCCAGCAGCCAGAGCCGCCGCTGCGCCTCGGTGGCCTTACGGATCGGCGCGGTGGCATAGCTTTCGTCGAACACCTCAACAAAGCTGCGGCCCCA